ACAGTTAGAATACCAGTAACTCCTCCTGTAGGAGCAGAACTTACACCAATAGTTGGAATATTTTTATATCCACCACCTCTGTTACTGATGTTGATAAGTCTAATAGCACCATCTGTAGTATAACCAACTACAGCACTTGCAGTAGCTCCAGTTCCAACTAAAGTCAATGTCTGAGAAGATCCAAGAAGTGTAGATAGACCATCTTCAGATGTTCCGTCTGCATTATCACCAATTAGAGTATCATCAATCTCAGAAACTCCAGTATCAATAACCTCATCCTCGTAACGGAAGAGTTCACATTTAAGAGTATAAACGTAATTCTTTTTTAACTGATAGAATGGTTTTTCATGCTCAACATATTTGATTTCAAATAAACGATCACCTAGTGGAAAATAAACTAGATCACCCTCTTTAGGTCGGGTAGTTAACTTTACATTAGATTCGTTTTTAAGCAAAGGTTGGATATATGTTTCCCATCTTTCTCTAGAAATAACAAGAGTTACTTCATTAGTTTGCTCAATACCAAACTTAGATAATAAAGTAGGATTGTCTGCATATCCATCAAAATTATCTACATATGCTTCAAGTGGATAAGAGTCATCAAATACTGATTGAACCACTTCTCTCAATACAGTCTTTTCATTCATGTATTTTCGAGGAAGATAATGTATCTCAACACCATACATCCTCAACTGTTCGTTGATTAAATCTTGAACTAGATTCTGTTCTGAAGTAGACCCTTGTTGGAAAAATGGATTCAGCACTATACTATCCTATCATATCCAAAGGTGGAAGTTCATAAGTATTGGACATCTGTTCTCTAATAATTTCTAATTCTTTTTCTGCATCATCATAAATTTGTCTTCCATTCATTTCAATTCCACCAGGTAACTTAACACCTTGGAATTTTAATAAGTTTTGCCCCCACTGTTTCTTAAGAAGAGCAGTTGCATATTTTTTCAAAAATGAATCATTCCATACTCTAGTATAATCATTGGGATCTAAAAGTCTAAAACATTCAAGAACTATAAACTCATTAACTTCACAAGCTGCCCAATCAATATCAAGATATAGTCTATCTTGCCTTTGATTAAATCTAATTTGTTTACGTGTAGTTAATAGAAAATCAATATCAGACAAATATGTCTGCGTCATTGCATAACTTAAAAGTCCATTATATCCAAGATTAAAAGCAATATCATTTAAGAATAACTGATATTTAATACTAAACATATTATTTGATATTGCATTACTTCCACCAAAACGGAATATTTTTTCTACACCAATAACTGATGATGGAACTTGTATATAATTACTATTTTCATACCAACTAAAATTCTGATCTGTTCCTGCAATATTTGCTGTTGCAGTCTCGGTTGTTATTCCTGTTTTATCCTTTCCTGTTAATACAGATGCTCTTCCCCTATCAATATCTGCTTGGGTTATTTGATATTTTAAATAAGTTCTAACTACACCATCAAAATGTCTTTCATGAAAATACTGAATAGCATCATCAATTCTATCTTCACACTGTTCATCGGCAACATTAATCTCCAGCACGGGAGCACCCAATTGCCTTAAACAATATTCTTTAAATTCCGATCTACTGCCTGGTTGTGCCATTTATACTCTACCTCTATAATATTTAGGATGGTGCGGAGGCAATACCAGTATGAACTAAAATATTACCGTTTACTATATTATAGACTGTTGCACCAGAACTTACTAATACATTATATTCATATCTACCTTCTGATAAACTACGAGTGTCAGTAGATCCCATAGATATCTCAAATATTCCACCAGCAGCACTTGTAAACCCTACTGTAAAAGTTCCTGAAGGTGTAGTAGTAGCACCAATCCCTGCACTTTTTTGCATTTGGGATGATCCAGTCCAAACCGAAGTTGTTGTCAATCCTTGAAAATCAAAAGCAACATCAGAAGTATCAACTACATTGAAAGTAGTTTTAAAATCTGCACCAGTATAAAGTGCTAAATTAGCAGCATAGGGAACTCCTGCATTTGGATCAAATGTCAGATTTTTACTTGCCATTGACTAATTCCTTGAGTAGAGATTTGATTTCACCAATTTCACCTTTTAAACTAGCAAGATCGTTTTCCATAGATTCGACTCTTTCGTTTCTTGATAATTTTGCTTTTCTAGCAGAAGTATAATGAGTATAATCTAGAGAATTTACATTAACTATTGTATTTGTAGCAGGATCTCTCGCAAGATCCGCATGTCCTTCAATACTATAATGTTCCATACTATGCTAATGCCATGACTCTTAGATCTTTAACTCTAGGGACATATACCTGACTATCACCTGTTAATAGAAGTTTAATTCTATAGTATCTAAATGCAGGTAAATTATCAGCAGTGAAATTATAATCACTAAAGTTTGCTGTTTCTATGAAACCATAATCATTAATTTTAGGAACAAATTTATCAGGCAATCCATCACTATCTTGAGCATTAATAACTTCACCTCTAGTATTTAAATTATTAAATCCAGGGAAAGGTGTAAAAATTGGTTCAAATGATTGCTTATCACCAATAGCATAGAATGCTCTGACATTTGAATCAGTATGAAGATGTGCTGCCAATACAATCTTAATAGAGGTAGCTGGATTTTCTAATTTTATTTCCTTACTTATATACTGACAAGCAGTAGGATCTTCAAGCATAGTTTTTACTCTTCGATCTGTTGCATAATTATCAACAACATTATCAACTCTATTAGATACAAGAATTGTGCTAACCCTTTGAGCATCTAATACAGGAGTTAACTTAGTATTAGTAGTGTTTAAACTTACTCTTATCTGCATTGATTTATTTCCTTCAATATTATCCAATCTTTCATCTTCATTAACTTTTGAGTAAATTGCTCTAGAGCTTGTAAGATAATTTGTTTCACCAATAGTAATAGATTCAAATCCTTGATCAACATATGGAATTTCACTATTACTTATACCAGATGCCGAAACAGTTCTTACTTCAGCACCAATTGTGGTTCCAGTAACAGTCATATTGTGAATGATTGGGTTAATAGCTTCAAAGGACATATTTTGTGTTGCTTTGATGTCATAACCACCACAAGATTTGGTTTGATTGAAGTAAAGTTTGGGGAATCCAACATCAGTTCTTCTATCTGTAGTAGAACTATTTTTTATACTATCAATATTATCTTCACCTATTAAATCAATTTCAGCATTGTAAAAATCAAATCCAATTGATCCAGAGGATGCTGTAGATGTTGAAGTCGATAATCCATGTGTTCTATTAATTCTTGCCAAATTAACTCCACCAAGTTCATATTTATAAACAGGAGTTCCAACTGAATAATCAACTTGATCATCACCTCGTAAAGCTATTGTCAATACATTACCAGTAACAGCAGTGTATTTAATAAGTTCATTTCCAATTTTAACTATTCCAGTATTAGTTGTTCCAACTCCAACATTTTCAAAAGTGGTAAATGCACTCGCATCATCAACACTAATGGTCGCTTCATTACCAACATCTAATGCAAGACTTAATTTGGTTGGTTTGATGTCAGACTGAGCATCCTTTATTACTACCAAATTTTCGGTAGAATACATTCCATGATTTTTATGATTAACTTTAAAATGTAATCCATCTGATTCTACATCAATTGAACTTATGGTAACGTTACCACCATGACTAAAGTTTAACTCTGTCGTAACACCAGCACTATTAGTATACCTCATTGTCTTACCAGCACCAGTAGCAAAGTTACCTTGGACATTATCCAAAATAAGTTCATTTGTCATTCCAATACCAGTAATACTAAATCTACCATCTCTACCAACAGTTCCACTACCACCAGTAGAAAGACCAATGGTTGTAATACCAACAACATCTCCTACCTGATATCCACTTCCACCAGAAGTAATAGTGCAAGCACCAACAACTCCATTCTCAATATAAACATTACCAACAGCACCTTTTCCATTACCAGTAACGGTTACTAAATTAACATTACTAAATGTTAAATTACCATCTAAAGGTGTATATCCAATACCAACATTAGCAATACTAAGTGTTCCTGTAGCAGAACCACCAGCACCTACTAAATTACCTGTTGCATTTGTTCCATCTTGACTGAAAGTATTTCCCTCAACATAACTATCACCAACTGTAGTTCCCAATCCAACCCTTATTTTTCTAGAACCAAGGATAATAGAATTTGATTGAAGTTTTGCAATTTGAGCATTACCTTCACCCAATTCAGGACTATAGAATTCTACACTTCCTGCAGTTTCAAACTCTGCTCTATAAAGAGTAAATTTAAGATCCTCCCATTGACTTGGTTCCCAAGTAGAAGCATTTTGTGATTTAAATAGAGATCCCAAATAAGGTTGGTTAGAAATATAGGTATCAGTTAAAAGATCAGTTTCACCAATTCTAGAAATATAAACACTATATTTTGTTGAGTTTGATGCTAGTGCTATAGCATATTCAGTATTACCACCTTCCAAATAAATTGGAGCTTTAAAGGTAACAGTAGTTGCTATAGATCCATCTGCAGAAGTAGTAACATCTTCTGGTTGCAATATAATCTCTGAGAATGGAAGGATATGTTGTGTTGGGAATCCATTCTTCATGGATCTTATTTGGAATACACAAGGCACATCAGCATCATCTTTTGTCCTAAAGAAAATATCACATTTTGTTATAAAGATTCCACCATCATCTTCGACTAAGAATGATTGTGCTAGAGGGTCATACCATCCAGTAATTCTTTCTCCCACTGTGCTATTAAGAACATCTTCCCCCACAAGAGTTGTTCCAAGACTTTCTTCAACATTTCTTTCTTGGAATTCTTGTCTTTGTTCAATTCTTGCATTTCTAATAGAAAGAATGTTTTCCTGAACAGTTTCTAGAGTTCCAGAAGCAGTAAAGGTTTCATCAGTAAGTGTAGATGCTTTATCTGCATCATTTTCTGCATCATTTGTTAAAGTAAATACCTTTGTTCCAGTTTCAAATCTTGGGAAATTTATATTATTAGGATTTGGAATAAAGAATGATCCACCACAGAAAGCAGAAACATCAGAAATTAATTTTACAGCAGTAACAGTGGCTCTTGCTCCACTAGTATGTCCATGAATAACCATTCCTTGCTCAATATAACCATGATAATCACCCTGCACTTCATTAGATAATGAGAAAGTATCTACATTTAATAAATCAGAAGTGCTTGAATAAGATGATGATAAAGATTGGTTAGTGTATGGATTATCACGGAAAGTTTTTGTAGGAACATTATATGGACCTTCTTTATGATTTAATTGAGCAACCCTAAATCTAATTTGTGGAGAATTATCTCTACTTCTTCCAGCTAATCCAGTAGAAGTAACTGTTCCATGACATTGCTCTCCTACTTGGAATGTTCCAGAAGTCATTGATATTTCAATTAATTTAGGAACACAATACTTAGTTACATTTTGACCATCAAAGAAAGCATATAACTGAGTTAATGGTTTAACTTTTTTAGCAATAAATTCAACATTTCTGGATCTCATAAATGGAACAAGATCTCTACTAACAACTCTATCACCTACAGACTGTTCATCAAATGTTTCAGTAACAATAGTTTGACTTCCAGTTCTTGACTCAGTTCCAGTTCTAGTAGTTTCTCTAGACCATTCTCTTATGGTTACAGTTTCTGTTTGTTGAACCCATGCAGCAGGGTTATTACCCCAATCACCATTAATCCAACCACCTCTACCAAAAGCATTACCAATATCATTAAACTCTGTTCTAGTTCCACTTTCAAAGTCACGAGTTTCAACTCCTGTCCAAGTTGTTTCCCATGAATTCCAAAGAACAGGTCCTAACCCAGTTTGAGGATCAATACCATCATTTCTGACCATATTATCCATAGTTGCAGCATAATTACCCTCTGTTTGAATAATCTTAGCTTCAAGTCTTGCAGTATCTACCCAAGTATCAGATGCTGGAGTTAACTCCATAGTTCCTTGCCAGAAACTAATCAAGAAAGGAGTAACACTTTCAGATCGAGTAGCAAAATTCTGCTTAAGCCATTCAACTTCACCATAATCTAATGTTATACAATCAGATGATTTTCTTACATTAACACCTTCAAGTGTAGCAAATTGTTGGTCATCAGCAGCATCAACACCTACAACAGGACCTGGCATACAATCAACTGCATTAGTATAATGTCTTGGACGCAATTCTTTTCTTTTTCTATCTATTGAATTATTAATAACTAGATTTTCTTCTTGAGTTTGAAAAGCTGTAAAGTTATCAACAAAAAATCCTGACTTAAATCTATTCAATCCATCATTATCTGGGACAAATAAATTAGCTGTATTAGTTTCTAATAGTGAAAGAGTTGTGTAATACTCAAGATTTTTAATTCTAGTATCCAGTTTCTTAATATCTGACATCGTATATCTACGATGATCTAAAAATCTTAATGCAGCATCTTTAGGATTATAGAGATATGGAGCAAGACCAACACTTGCTATTTCTATTGCATCATCAACAGGAACTGGTTTCTTAGGATCTTCAGATGGTTCACCAAATTTTACTTGGAAAGTTCCAGTTTTACTTAAGAAAATCCTATCAATTCGAGGAAGGAAGAATGAATAATCTATAACTATAGATTCGTCTGATGCCAATATATTTGGAACAGAATCCCCAGATCCAGTAAATGTTCTACCAAGGAATTCTAAAGGAGATCTATCTCCTTCAGCAACTGATGCAAT